ATCTGGTTTTATTGGTCGATAGGAAGCAAGGACTTTGCTGACATATTTGTCTCTTTTCTGTTGCTCTTCTGGAGATAATGGTTTTCTTGTTCTTGACTGTTCGTTGGTATCAGATGGCTCAGATATATCGTATGCTTCAGTGATTAATGCCAATGATGGTTCTAAAGAAATTCGTCTAGTTACGTTCCAGATAAACCCAGCAGGAGACTGTACTCTGGCATCCATTTCCCATTCTTCTATTTCTTCATCATCTAATTTATATTTGTTTTTAAGTTTATTGAGATCATCATAATATTGATCTTCAGTGTATGTTTTAAGATTTAGTATTCGAGCTTCTGGTTTTGGTTTTATGATTACTGCATATGGTCTTTCAATTGCAAAATCTCTCATTTTAGAAAAAACTAATGGATAGGCATAAAAACCTATAGGCGTGTCAAATTTATTTATTACATACAGAGCCATTCTAGGAACATGACTAAAGTGAATAAAATATTCTTTTTTTGATTCATAATCATTCAACTCCTCTTTCCATCTTGGTAAGTTTTCTCCAATTTCTTTTTTATATTTTACCGCTTCCATTACGGTGAATTTAATGATTGATTTTAAATTTTTTATATTGCTCATGTTATGTTTAGTAAATATTATCTTTATTTTTAAAGTGAAGTTTGATTAAATTATTTGTTATTATAATCATGAAAAGATCACAAATTAAAATCGGTGGATTATATCAGCCTACTACTGCTTGTAAGCTACACATTTGGAACACACAGCCGTCATGGTTTACTGAAGATATATCGGACAATAGTGAAATAATTTGCGTTATTGACGATGATGATCATTTTATTGTTTTAGAGTTATTGCCACCGACAGGTAATAAAAAATATATTGATGTGAAAGTTTTATCTCAAGAAGGGATAACGGGCTGGGTTTCCACTGATATATGTTTTATTAAAGAAGCATGAAAATACAAAGAGTTTGAAATGTTTTTCGTTCTATGATATGGTATAAGCTATAAGTGGATAGCAGTTAGCTACCCGCATCAAGGATAAATTATATGGAACATCATTTTAAAGATAAAGATTTTTCTGGCGCTTGCTTGATCAAAGCAGATATGCGTGGCAAGGATCTGACTGGAGCAAATTTCTATAACGCAAATTTACATGGGACAGATTTTTCTCATGCCCACCTAAAAGGCGCAAACTTTATTGGTGCCAATGTCCAAAATGCTATTTTTTATCATGCCGATCTAACTGATACGCTTCTAGAGCGTTAATATGTTAAGAAGAAGTATTGCAATATTATTAATTGTAAATATTTTTAGCGGTTGCATGGCAACAAACTCAATGTCTTCACCGGATTATTATCGAAGTTATGCTGCCGGTGCAACTACAGATAATGTTATTGGTACTATTGCAATAGTTTCTGGTGCCACAATAATTGCAAGTATAGCTTATCTAACCTCAAGATCAAACAGGCGATAAGACTAAAACAAATCACAATATAAGGAAAATTAATCATGTCATTTATTATTCGTCGTCTTTGGAGTGGTAGTAATGTTCCGTATGCTGGCCCAATGTGTGGGCTTAATAATATTGAACCTGGAAAGGTTTACGAAACCGTTAAAGAGGCACAAGAGGATTGTAATAAGCTCAATTATAGCTCAAAATATTTTGAAGTAGCTGAGCAGGAGCCAGAATAAATTGATAATAAATTGTTTGTGAATTTTCCATTTGCTTGTTTTGTTATTGCAAAATTAAACGGTTTTGCGGCAGTGTTGGCTATTTTTAGTCATTGCTTACTTGCCGCAAAAATTTTAATGATTTCTGCTGCTTGTTTTTTGACTGCTTCCATGGTTTTTTGTTTTTGGGATATGTACCGTCAACGAAAAAATGACCAACAAGAATTTATAAAAAATCTTATAAAAACTGGACAGTTGGATTCTTATATCAAAACATTAAACCAAACATGAAAAAACGACAAAATGGAAAATTCATGTAATATTCTTCCTTAAAGAAGGATATGTTTTAGGCTGTGAATGGGATTGTAAATAAAGGAGATCTATATTGAAAACTGTAGAAGGAGATTTGCTGGATATCGATGAAGGTTTGATATGTCACCAAGTCAATATCTGTGGTGTTTTTAATGCTGGTCTTGCAAAGCAAATAAGAGATAAGTATCCAATCGTATTTGAATGTTACAACAAAAGATATAAATCAAATTTATGGACATTGGGAGATGTGCAGGCAGTGAAAGTTACAGATACGCTAACTGTAGCAAACATTGCTGCCCAGGCAACTTATGGACGGAGTGGGCTGCACACAAATTATGATGCTCTTAATCAAGGATTTAAAAAGATTGCCGATAAGTTTAAAGGACAAATCTATATTCCAGAAAAAATAGGATGCGGTCTTGCTGGTGGTGACTGGGAAGTCGTTTTTGATATGATTGAAAAAGAATTACCACAAGCAATTATTATAAGAAAAATAGGTTAAAATAGATTAAAATAGGTTAAAATAATGAGAACCATCATAGCAGGCTCAAGAGAGGCGTTTGAAAATGATACCCTTGCTGGTATCGATTCATGTCCTTGGAAGGCACAGATAAGCCTCGTAGTGTCAGGAACAGCCCGTGGCGCAGACTATTGGGGAGAACGATGGGCAGAAGAAAATAAAATCCCAATCAAAAGATATTATCCAGATTGGAATCGACACGGAAAATCCGCTGGTCCTATAAGAAATCAAGAAATGGCTGAAAATGCCGATGCACTTATATGCATATGGGATGGAAAGAGCAAAGGTAGCAAAAACATGATTGAAACAGCTAAAAAACAAGGAATCAAAATTCATATACATATGATTAATCAAAATGATTAAGCTAGAAATTGGAAAATTATATAAGATATCTTTTCTTCCTTGGCAAACCATACATGCACCAGTAATATCAATATTTGAATCAAGCTCTGGTTACAAAAGAGTTGGTGATTTAGAGCTGCACCAATATTTTTTATTTTTAAAGGAATCAAAAATAACAAACGACAAAATTATTTCTGATGATTGGTGCTGCATAAAAATTTTAACCACCACAGGAATCGTTGGACATATCTTTTTCGAGCAATCTAAGATAATAATCAAAAAATATGAACTATAAAACAATTACCGATGAAGAGTTAGAAACAAGGCTAAATAAATCAATGTCAAACCTTGACTTATCCAGTTTTAATCTTGCTGGTAAAAAATTCAAAGATGTAGTTCTGTGCCGTGCAAATTTTAATAACTGCAATCTAGAAGGATCAGTGTTTGAAAATGTAAATTTATCATTCTCTTCTTTTAAGAGCGCAAGTTTAAAAAAAACACAATTTATAAACTGTAATCTATTTCGTACAGATTTATCCTATTCGGATTTAACAGAATCTAAATCTAATTCAAGAATGTTTTCGGTAAATTTAAAACGTGCAAATTTAATGAATTGTGATTTTAATGGATCTGATCTGGAAGATGCAAACTTTAGTTTTGCCCAAAACACAAAAAAGAAACCGCAAATAGGGAAAATTTATAAACTACATAGAACATTCTCCTATAGGGTTAGTCCATACAGTTATAATATAATAAACGATGATTATGGAATGATCATTGAAGTTCATAAAAATAAAACATTCGACATGCTCTGTTCCGATAAAGTAATTAGAAATATTCCCATGTGGGCAAATTACTCTTTACTAGTAAATAAAGAAACAGAATAATCATTATATCAAATGGTTAAATTATACAAAGTTTTTCACTCAAACGTTTCAATACAAACCCTGGTTGCTATATTTGATAATCGAGTAATGGCGGAAGAATATATTAAGAAAAAAGGTGATCTTATTAAAGATGCCGAGAGAATTCTAATTGTTGATATAAGTCATATTCCACATAATCCAATAGCTTGATTGTTTTAATCATATAGCATAGTCTCACTATATGAATCAAAATTCAATGTATTATAAATGCTGGGTCCATTCTGACGCAGAATTAAATGAAAAGCTTTCCCAATCATTGGTCGCAAATAATGCAAGAGAAGCAGCAGAAAAATTTGCTGAATTCCATGCGGATTTTAAAAATAAAAAATTTAGCACGATTAAGATTGCAGTCAAAGAATCAAATAATCATTATGCAAATACTCTCTATTATTTAGTTGAGGTCGAAATTAAACCAGTTTTCAAAGCTAGTTTATCTCTAGAAAAAGACGAGACACCAATTGATTATTACTTTGGTGAATTCTAAATCTTATGCAAAATAATAAAAATACGCTCAAGCTCAGCGACCTAATTTTAGGAAAATTATATGTTTTCAACAATCACCCAGTCAGCATATTCAAGAACATGACTATTGGAAACTATGATATCATTGGTACTTTAAACGATTCTGAGCCTTTTTTACTGCTGGGTCTAGCAGAAGTTATTGATGCTGATCGTTATTTTTCTTGCCGTATTTTAACTAAAAACGGTATTATGGGCTGGATAGCAGTGTCAGCAAATGAATTACAATTTGCAAAACCTACTATTTAACCTCCACGAGCAAACCATGTTAAATATTGATGCAGCATATAAAGCAGTTGAAATCTTAAATCGAGAAGGAGATCTATCCGTTGAGTATGTAGGGTGTGATGAGGAATTAAAAAATCGATTCGTTGCTAGCTCATGTGGTTATTATTGTTTTGGCGGAACTGCACTAGAAGCAACACTGAAACTTTTTTGGGCAAGATACCCAAATATTGCATTAGATTTTTTTCATAAAAAAAATTACGGGTGTGTGTGAAACACCAATAACCTATCTTGTAAATTATTATGAAAAGAAAAGAAAAGATAAGAAATGGTAAATTATATACTTGCAAAAGCTCTTGGAATACACTTCCTATTACTAAAGACATCGAAAATGCTTACTCTTTATTTATAATTGAATCAATAATTGGATATATTATACCAGAGCATGTGTTTGCCATTCTAGAACATAGAAACCATACAAGAAATTCCGTAATATGCAAAGTCTTATCAGAAGATGGTATAATAGGTTGGTCAGTCTTTGAGAAACAAGAACTAATATTAGTAAATCATCCTGAATAATTCAATATTAAATATTCTATTTATTAATATAATCAAAATGGTTTTATTGATTGGAAAATTGTACGAAATTAATGTTAAGAAATCATATTCATTCTATGCCGCAAAGAATAAATTTTTTGCATTTAATAAAAATCTAATCATTTTATTTGATAGCGGAACCATTGGATTATATCTCGGTAGCACAAACGAACAAATTTTTGAAAGTGAAGAGCCAGATCATATTTTTTTGATATCTGATAAAATTATTCATTTTTCATATTTTTTCTATGAGCATGTTAATTTCATTCTTGTATCTGGGCAAGATGTAAAATCCATAATTCTTTGACAATTTTACGGTAATAGTTTATTATTACTCAATGGAAAAATATATAACAGAATTTAACGAACCTCACATTGAATCCTTTTTAAGAAAAATATATCATGAATTCTGGGATGAATGGCTTGGAGAACTAATAACTGAATTAGATCAACAAGGATTCGATATTAGTCAATTTCCTAATGATGACTATACAAGAAACGTTAGAAATCCACACGCTATACGCATCGGAAGAACTATTGCATTGGAAATGCAGCGTATGCAAGAGAAAATTAAACAACTAGAGGATAAACAAGATGGGCGTTAAAGCAGTTGTTACGGTTAAGTTTGGAGTAGTTTATTCAAAAAAGGAGTTGGATATTGCAAAAATTAATCCATGGCAATACCTAAATCAAGTTTTTGATATAAGATTTGATAGATTTGAAAATACTGAAGATTATATTTTATGGGCATCCGATAGTTTTATTTTGATTACAAATGGATATAAATATAGTGAATCTTGTCGATCTGTTCTTGAGCTTTATACAACAGAGGAA